TTAATCTCATCTTCGGGATATTTCTCTGATATGTATTGGTAAATGTAGCGATCATTGCCATATATCTCAAATCCCTCCACATCCTCATATTTCTTATAAAACTCCCTACAGTCTCTAACCGTTCCTGGATTAATAGCTTCAACTTTTTCTCCCGCCAACGTTTTATATTTAGCTTTTCCTTTAGATTTGACAAATAAAGTGGGGAAAAACTCATCCCTATGCTCATATCTATTACCATTTTCCACACCCCTTACCAGGAATTGGTTCCCGATTAGTTGAACATTAGTATAAAATCGCATTACAAAAATCTAATATTAAAGGAAATAACCGTCTTTCTAGTAGTAGAACGATTGGGTGGTGATTTATGCTGTAGTCTAGCATCAAAGCTCAATATTTGTCCCTCTTTCACTCTAGGAATAATTTCTTTACCTGTCTTAGGATGTTTTATAACAGTCCTTAAAGACTTATCTTTCAATTCAACAAAATAAATGTTAGTTAAATCATTAGGTTCCTCCTCACTATAATGTCCATGATATGCATGTTCTGCACCAGAATTTGCATAATATTGATTATACCATGCAGCATTTATCCCCAAATCTTTTTGTTTAAATTTGTCATAAACAAACTTTTGATATCTGTTCTGATCTGCCGGTGATAAAGCAAACTTAAACCAACGAGTCTCTGCTAAGGTATAGTCACTATTACTAACAAAAGAATAATACTCTTTTACATCAGTGTTCTGCAATTGGCAGTTATTTTTTGCCATCGCAGTAAGAATCCTTTCTTTATTAGAAGAATGATCTTTAACATCTGTAATGTAATAAAGAGGTTTAAAGAAGATCATTCTTCAGTAAGATCTTGATATTTTTCAAGTAAAGTTGGTGTTGGATCTGCTAGGGTTAATATCTTATCAGAACTCATCATAAATGTATCCTCTCTTGTAACACCATTTAAAAATGGTTCCAGGGTTAGAGTCCCTTCCAAAGGATTAACCCAAAATGGATTCACTAATTTACAATCAGGCTCCCCAATATCAACTGCAGCAACTTCTCTAATCTCACTTATTAGAACTTGCTGAGTCGTTGTCAGTGCTATTACCTTTATTGTCTTTTCCATATTCTACAATGTCCTCAGTGTACATTTCTTTAAGTTTAGTTACTGGTTCTACCATGGTAATCATCCAATCAGCAGGGACTGGAATAGTTTCATCTTTAGAAAGAGGCATCCATGGAAAAAGAGACACTTGAAATCCTGATTGTTTCTTAGGTCCATCTTCACTCACCACATTGGGATCTCGCATCTTAACAACACAAGGTTTATTCAGATGATATCCAATAACCTGGCTATTCTCTTCAGTACCAACTCTCATTTCCGTGACATCAGAAATAACATCTTCTCCTGATTTGAGAAGCATTAATTTAATAGTCATAATAATTTTACCTTATCATAAAGTTCAACTATTTCTTTACTAGGATCAGGAACATGAGATAATAAATCTCTTAATGCAACTACTTGTTCAGCAGTCAAACAAAGTCCTCTATTTGTTGTAGAAGGTTGAATAGGTGGTCGATAGTTACTACCAACTGCGGGATATGGATCTGCCATAATTTTAATTTACCTCTCGTTATTGTAACATAAAAAAAGAGGATCGTAAAGATCCTCTTCCATCTCGAACTCATTTATATTTAGAGATACTCCTTACGAGCATGATGATCAGGAATAATCTTACCTAACTCCACGGTGAGGAGTCCATCGGTAAAGCTGACCTGTCGTACTTCCGTATCATCAGAGAGCGTCCAAGCCCTTGTGAAAGATCTTTGTGCCAATCCTTTGTGGACAATTTCTCCCACATTCTCTGATTCTTCTTTTTTGCCCTGTACATATAGCTTTCCAAACTCCGTATAGACGGATACTTCATCTTTCTTAAATCCCGCAAGGGCGATTTCGAGTCTCGATTCGACATTATTTACTTGAATTACATTATATGGTGGATAATTTGAAGATGTATCCACGCCATCCCAGAATCGATTGAGATAGTCATCCATTCCTATGCTGTTTCTTTGAATCCTGTCAAATAATTCAGGAAGATTTGCAGC